AGTTGTTGGGAATAAAGTGTATGGCGTTGAAGGTGTTGCAAACTGGCATATTTATTCTCTTAGCGGCATAGGCTGTATTTGTTCTGGGAACATTGTTGACGGTACAAGCGCCGCAGCACCTGCAAAAGGGATAATCTTTAATTGCACTAACGCCGTTATAACAGACAATCAAGCCTATGGGTGTGGCACCATCGGAGCAGGATTTATGATGGACTTTTCCGCACGTGGGTGGTCTAAACTATCTGGCAACTATGATGCAGGTGCGGCGTCTGCATTAGCTACATCGCCGTTTGAATGGGCTGGAGAATCAGGCAAATATCGCCTGACATTATCGGGAACGCCTACTGTTGGTTCATTCGTCAATGGGGATAGGTATTTACTCCGCACTGTAACTGCTGGCGGCGTCGAAGGTAGCGTGTGTGTGACAGGCGGTGCTCCAGGCACTTGGAAAACATTTGGTAGCATTGCTCCATGATAGAATCAGTGAGCATGTCGATTGTTATAGCCGCGCAGGCATGGCTCGGAACGCCCTATCATCATCAGGCGCGCATCAAAGGCGCCGGTGTGGATTGCGCCATGCTGCTGTGCGAAGTGTTCGAGTCGTGCGGCATGATTCCGCATATCGATCCGCGCCCCTATCCACCGGACTGGCATTTGCATCGATCGGAAGAAAAATATCTCGGCTGGATCGAACAATATGCCGATCCGATCCCCGATGGTGCAGATCCGCAGCCGGGCGATGTGGTGCTCTATAAATTTGGGCGCACGGTATCGCATGCCGGCATCGTCATCGATTGGCCCATGATCATCCACGCCTACCGCGGCCAGGGCTGCGTCATGAGTGAGGGCGATCGCGGCGAACTCGGCCCACGCATCGCCGGATTCTGGCGGGTGAGACCTAATCACAAGTCACAAATCACAAATCACTCAGATGGCGGAGCCATCTGATGGGCGGCCTGTTCGGCGGCGGCACCACGATCGCCACATCCGAGCCACGCATCGGCGCGCTCAGGATCCAGACGTCATCCTACGGGCTGGCGATCCCGCTGGTATATGGTCGCCAGCGCATATCCGGCAACCTGATCTGGTATGGTGATTTCCTGCCCATCGCCCACACCACCACCCAAACCACCGGCGGCAAGGGTGGCGGCGTCACCCAGAGCAATACGACCTACACCTACCAGACCGCGCTGATGATCGGGCTGGCAGAGGGAGCCATCGCCGGCATCGGCGCGGTCTGGAAAGATAAAACCAAATATGCATCGCTGGCCGCTGCTGGCGGCATGTCGGCATTTTTGGGCGCACTGGCGCAAGCCGCGTGGGGCCATCTGACCAGCAACCACGCAACCGAAGCCATCGGCTATAGCGAGCTGGCCTATGTCGCGCACGCATCCTACGATCTCGGTGGCAGTCCGCAGCTGGGCAATCATAATTTTGAGATTTTAGGCCCGTTGCAGTTCTCCGGCTCGATATTCGATGCTGATCCATCCGCCGTCGTGCTCGATTTCCTCACCCACGCTACCCACGGCGCCGGTTTTCCGTTGGCAAAACTCGCAGACATGACCGCCTTTTCCGATTATTGCGTGGCCGCAGGGCTGCTGATCTCGCCCGCATTTACCGAGCAGAAAGATGCCCAGGAGCATCTGAGCAATATCGTGCATGCGGTAAATTGCGAGATGGTCTATAGCGAGGGTCTGCTCAAATTCATCCCGCGCGCCGATGCGGCCGTGAGCGGCAACGGCCGCACATATACCCCGGACAATACGCCGCAATATGACCTGACAGACGATGACTTTCTGGATCATGAGCGGCCTGTGGTCTGCCGTCGTTCGGCCACGGCGGATGCATTCAATGCCGTGCAGATCGAATTCGTCAACCGCGATAATGATTACAATGTCGAGATTGCCGAGGCCAAGGATCAAGCCAACATCGAAGCCTATGGCTTGCGTCAGGAAGATGTGCAAAAGATGCATTTCATCTGCGATGCGAGCGTGGCGCAAAAAGTCGCGCAAGCGCGGCTGCAGCGCATCCTCTATGTGCGCAATGAATATGATGTCATTCTCGGATGGCCCTATGCCCGCCTGGAGCCGATGGATATCGTCACCCTCACCGATGCTTATCTGGGGCTGGATCGCTACCCGGTGCGCGTGTTTTCAACCGAAGAAAACGACACCGGCGAAATCACTGTCACCGCGCGCGAATTCCCCATCGGCGTGGCCGATCCTGCCGTGTATGCCGGGCAATCCGGCGGCGGTTATGCAGCCGGGCAAAACATCGCACCGGGCAGCGTCAATGCGCCGCTACTGATTGAGCCGCCGCTGTCCCTGACTAATGGCATCAATGAGGTATGGGCCGCAGTTTCAGGGGGTGCCGATTGGGGCGGTTGTGGAGTCTGGGTGAGTCTCGACAATGCCACTTATGAGCGCATCGGCGATATCTTCGGCGCGGCCCGCTATGGCACGCTGAATGCCGCCATTGCCGCCCATGCCGCCGCTCCGGACCTCACCAACACATTGACGGTCGATCTCAATACCGATGAGCAGATCCTCGCATCCAATCAAGCTGCGGTCGATGCGTTTGCATCGCTCTGCTATTGCGGCGGCGAGCTGCTGGCCTATCGCGATGCAACCCTGCTGACCACGCGCCGCTACGGATTATCGTATCTGCGCCGGGGACTGTATGGCACCACATCAGGCTCGCATCCGGCAGGCGCACAGTTTGCCAGGCTGGATCAGGCCATCTTCCGGCATACTTACAATGCCGGTCTGATCGGCCAGACGATCTATTTCAAGTTTACGAGTTTCAACGCATTCGGCATGGCAGAAGAAAATCTTGCCAGCGTGACCGCCTACAGCCGCAACCTAACCGGCGGCGGCCTGACCGGCCCGGCCAATCTGAGTCTGCAATCGCCGTTCATCGGGCTGGCCTTCAAAGCGCAGTGGACGGCCGTTTGGGGTGCCACATCATACGATATCGAAATCTGGAGCGGTGGCATCCTGCGCCGCAGCAGCTCTACCACATCCACCACATTCACCTACGCCATCGCCGATGCGATCAGCGATGGCGGCCCGTGGCGCGATTATACAGTCAAAGTCCGCTCGGTATCCGGCACGACAGTGTCCGGCTGGTCGCAGCTCAATGTCAGCAACCCGACCCCGGCCATCCCCGCAAACATCACCATCGGCACAGTCACGGCAACCAGCATTACCCTGAGCTGGGACGCCATCGCCGATGTCGATTTGCAGGATTATCAAGTCTGGATCAGCAGCACATCCGGATTCACCCCGGATGCGACCACGCTGGCATATACCGGCACAGCCACCGGCGCGACCCTGAGCGGCCTGACAACAGCCACAACCTACTACATCGTGGTTGCCGCTCGCGATCAATGGGGTGCAGCCACATTAAACTACAGCGCCGAAACCACCCAGGCAACGGCATGATAAGGATGGATTATGGGCAATCATGAAAACGGGGAAAACGAACATGCCGGAGCCGCATGGCATCTGGATCGGCGCGTCCCGATCGTGCTGATCGCTGCGATTATGCTGCAAACCGGAACGGCGATCTGGTGGGCAGCAAATCAGGAAGCAATGACGCGGCAAAACAGTCACGATATCACGCTCATGCGTCATGATCTCTCCAAAGAGAAGGATCTGACCAGTCGTGTTGTGCGCATCGAGACATTGCTGCAATCCATGCAGACAACGCTGGCCGAGATTCGTGGCGATTTGCGGGAGAACAGCCGCCAATGAACATGCATCAGAATGCCCCGAATCAGGTGGTTGAACTCTATGAGCAGAGTCTGCGCTCGCTGGAGCGCAAACAGACTGAGGTTGGCCTGTTGATCAGCCAAGCCACTGAGCTGAGCGCGCAAATCGAACAGCATCTGGATGATACCCGCATGTTGCTGTCCGAGGACAAGAACGAAGTACTGCAGGGGGTGCAACATGGCTGAAACAGCTTTTGATATGATCAAACGCCATGAAGGTGAGCGCAAAAACAGCGCGGGCAGGCATATCCCGTACCGATGCCCGGCCAACAAACTGACTATCGGCTGGGGCCGCAATATCGAAGAGCGCGGCATCAGCAATGCTGAGGCAGTCATGCTGGCCGAAAATGACATCGCGCCCGTGTCGGATGCGCTGAACCACCATGGCGGTCGGCATTTCCCGATTCAGGTCGCTGGCGAGTGGTTGATCGGTTATGGCCGCAATCTCTCCCGCGATGGCATCAGCGATGCCGAAGCCGAAACGCTACTGTACAACGATATAGATGACAGCCGCAGCGAACTCGGGGCTGCATTCAGCTGGTACGATGATATTGATGAGGTGCGCCAGCTGGCGCTGGTGGATATGCATTTCAATATGGGTCTGGCCAAGCTCTCCCGATTCCGGCACATGATCTCAGCACTATGCGCCGGTGATTATGACCATGCCGCCGATGAAGCGAAGGATTCGACGTGGTTCAGGCAGGTCGGCAGCCGGGCAGTTGAAGTGGTTGCCATGATCCGAAACGGAGTATAAGGGGGTTAATATGGACTTCAAAAAAATCATCGGCGCAGTCGCGCCCACCATTGCAACATTCATCGGCGGTCCGCTGGCTGGCGGCGCAGTCAAGGCCGGCCTGGCCGCATTCGGCGTGACAGGCGAGGATGCCCCGGAAAATGTTGATGATGCGACAGCTCTGCTGGCTCAAAAAGTACAGACAGCTACGCCAGGCGAATTGCTCGCACTCAAAAATTCGGACAACAAGTTCAAAGTCGAAATGCGCAAACTCGATATCAAGGAAGATCAGGCATATCTATCCGACACGCAGAACGCGCGCGCAAAAAACGCAGACAACCGCAATGTGTTCCGGCTCGGTGTTGTTGTGCTGGCCACGTTTGCTGCAATGGTCGGGGCGACGCTCTACGGCGCATATAAACTAATCACTGGCGGCATGGGTGCAGATATCGATCCTGGCGTCATTGCTGCAGTATTCAGCCTGATCGGTACGCTCATCGGCTACGCCGCCGCCAATGCGCAACAGGTGATCGCGTTCTTTTTCGGATCCAGCAAGGGCAGCAAACAAAAGACCGACGCCATGGCCGAAGCCTTCAAAAATTTCCCGAGATGACGCTGCTCCGGAGTCCATCCAGATAATCCGCCCAGTACTGCATCATCTCCCGCCGTTCCGGCAGGTATCTGGCGCGATCATACGCCGCTGCGATCCTGTCTTTTTTCGCATGCGCCAGCTGCACTTCTATAATGTCCGGTTTCCATCCGTTTTCGGCCAGTAGCGTTCTGGCCATAGCCCTGAATCCATGCGCCACCTGCTCATCGCCGTTGATGCCCATGCTGCGCAGGGCGGCATTGAGTGTATTATCACTGATGGGCCGGTCCTTGCCGCGCAGGCTGGGAAAAATCATCGGGCGGTGGCCTGTGAATGTATGCAGTTCGCGCAGTTCGGCAAGCGCCTGACTGGAGAGCGGTACAATATGGCCGCCGCGCCCCTTCATTTTCATGCGTGATTCGGGGATGCGCCATTCTGCCGCCTGCCAGTCAATCTCAGACCAACAGGCAAAGCGCAGCTCTTTGCCGCGCACAAACGTGTAGGCCGTGATGCGCAGCGCCTTAATCACCGTTGGCGTGCCCTGGTATCCCCATATCATGCGCATCATCGGGCCGATCTTCTCCGGCTCGGTGATGGCAGCGCGATGGGTGACAACCACCGGCTTCAATGCGCCGCGCAGATCCTGCGCCGGATCACGCCGCGCCCGTCCCGTTGCGATGGCATAGCGGAACACCCGGGAACACAGCGCTTTCGCCCGGTGCGCCGTTTCATTCGTGCCGCGCGCCTCGATAATGCGCACCATCTGCAGCAAATCAGGCGCTTCGATGGTATCGATCGTCATCTCTCCGATCTGGTCATTGATATGCAGCCGCAGCAGCGCTTCGAGATTGTCGATGGTATCCGGATGCAGCCGTTCGCGCTCATGCTCGATATATTCAGCAGCGATACCCCTGAAATCATTTGCCAGACTATCGCGCCGCTGTTTGCCCGGATCGGCCCCGTTGTCGAGCACGTCACGCGCCGCATCCCGCCTTACCCTGGCCAGCCGCAGCCCGACATCAGGATAAACCCCGAGCGCCATCGTTTTGCGCTTCCCCCCAAACCGATAATCCATGCGCCAATACCGCCCACCAGCCGCCAGCACCAGCAGATACAGGCCATTTGCATCTGTTATTTTGATCTGTTTTTTATTTTCCGGACATTTCGCGTTGCGACATTTCACATCAGACAGCATGGACAAACCTCTCTCTGACGGTATAAATCCGATGTCATCAATCTTATACCGTCATTTATACCGTCAACCGCGCCGGATTTCATCACACAACATAGGACAGCGCAATGGAGATTAAATCGAAAACCTGTTGATATTATTGGGTTTCATGCTGCTTTCAAACAGCATGAAACCCCCACATGGTACCGAAGGCCGAAACCAGAGTGTTGTTTATAAATTCTTTTATATCATATACTTGTGTATATTCTGTTTTGTTTTATACCGTCATATATACCGTCATGGTCTTTTGGTTCATGTGCTTTTTTTCTGACTGTCATCGATTTGCCACGTTGAACGATGTTAATTTGCCGTTTATTACGTCGCATTTGGCCATCTGGGGGACCATGTTGCCCAGGCCGTTTTTTGACTCGAAGGCCCAATAGATGCGCCAGCCGCCGCCGGTGATCTGCTGGGCTGGCGGGGTGGAAAGTACGCTGAAATCTACAGATGACGGAAATTTGGCGCGGGAGCGGATGGCATTCATGCACATTGTTGATGCATCGGATTTGGCGCTGGCGGCCTGTTTTTGCGCTGGTGTTTGTTCAGGGGCAGGCGAATTGCCGCCGCCGTTGTTGGATACGCTGGATGCCACCCAGCTGACTACAAAGATGATAAAAAAAACGGCGAAGATACCGCCGATGAGGCCCATACCCTGTTTGGTGCCGCAGTGCATGCATTTTTTGGCGTTTTTCGGGATCTCGGCTTTGCAGTCTCTACACTGTTTCGTTTTTGCCATGGTAATGCTCCGTTATAATGGTATTGATCAGGCTGCGAATGTGATCCTTTCCCCGTTTTTTGTCCACCGGAATCGCAGCTGAGACGCGCGCGGCGATATCATCCAGCAGGGCCGGATTGATTTGATCGGGCCGGGATGGCCAGGGGATTAGAACTTTTTGCCGTGCCATGCGAAAATTACCTTGCCGACGATGTGTATGCCGTCGGTGACGATTTCCGGATCGTACAGTTCCCGATTGTCGCTGATGATTTTAATGCCGGCCGCGACAAGCTGCAGTCGTTTGACATGCGTATGCCCGTCGCGCTGGATGACATAGATACCATCGACCATGCGCTGCCGGTCCACAGGTTGACGATCGATGAGGATCATGTCGCCAGGGGAGAGGGTAGGCTCCATCGAATCGCCGC